CCGCAGATATATCCATTGCTTTCTGAATGCTGAAAGCTGCTCGGCTGTTCTTGGCTAGTGCGCCAAGCCCTTGCTTGAAGAATGCAGCCGTTGATTTTTTCTCTTGTGATTCAGTTTGCTGTTTTGTTTTCAGTGCTGTTTTTTCTGCTAGTTGCTTTTTCTTCAGCCTTGCCTTTTCACCTGCATCAGTAACCTTTGACAACTCATCCTGATGCCTTGTGCTCATATCAAGCATTTGTTGTTCGTGCATTGCTTGCTGTTCTAGTTCGCTATTCTTCCAGAATTCTTTAATGCTAAACTTGTTCTGAAAAAGAGTTTCCATCAAGGTCAATTCTTTTGCGCCTTCTTCTTCGCCGCCTTCTTTACCTTCCGCTGGCAACACTGGATCTGTTTTAGCAACTGATGCTTCTGCCGCTGCAAGGGCTATCTGATCCATCTTGGCGCGTACCTGATCAATCATCGCTTGAATGGATTCATCCGTCACAGGTGTAAGCATGGCTTCTGTCAGTTCTTTATTTGCTTGCAATCCCATTTCTTGAAGGTTTGCAATAAGTGATTGCATTCCAGAAGTGGTGGCTTCGCCGCTTTCGCCAATTGCTGCAATCTCTTCTTTTGTTTCTTTCAATTGCAAGTTTAAGTAATAAATAGAATCTGAACCTTCACCAAAACCTAAAGCATTGAAAATGCCTTTCTTTCTTTCTATGGAAACAAGTTTGTTTTCTAGTTCTTCAAGCTTGCCGGGTGCATCTGTTATTTTATCAATGAATGCTTGAACAGAATTAGTGATAGACATAAAGCTTTTTAGTATTGAAACGCTGCCATTGATTGCGCCAACCGTAAAGTTCTTAAATGCAATTCGCATTTCTAAAAATTTGACAATTACAAACTTTGCGAAAGCCAAAAGCTTTGTAAATAGCATTTCTGAAATCTTGCCAAACCCGCCCTGCTCTTTTGCATAGTCACTGAATTTGTCAGAAACCAATTTTACCGCTGGTGCAAGCTGAACAACAAATGACTGTGCAAAGGATTTGACGTTTTCGCGAGCAAGTAAAAAAGCATCGTTCGCTTGCTCTACTCTTGAAATCTCAATTCTAGTGAGTGACAGACCGAATGCGTCCATGTCAGCTTCAATCTTTTCAAGACCTGCGCTGCCAAGGGCTAAAGTGTTGACCAATGCAACACCTTCAGAATCAAACAGCTTCATGGCTAGTCTGACTTTCTCGCCGCTTTCACTGACATCACCCATAGCATCAGCAATGCGCTTGAATTGTTCATCAACTGGAAGCTGTGCAAGTTCCTTGGCTTCTAATCCAAGTTGAGCAATTGCACCCTTGGCTTCACCTGTTCCAAGGCTGGCTTCTTGAACACGGCGGACCATACGTTGCAGGGCCATATTTGCAGTGTCAACACTAACACCTGTTAGCTGTGCTGCTCTCTGCATTGCCTGAAGCTTTGAAGGCATCACGCCAAGCTTGTCTGATGTCTTTCCAAGGGCATCAGTTGCTTGCATTGTTTTAACAGTCAAAGCAGCCAAGGCAATGCCAGCCGCACCTGATCCAATTGAAATGCCTTTACCCAAGCTTTTAAATAAACTGCCTAGCTTTTTTAATTTGCCGCCGCTTTTTTTAGTAAACTTGCCAATCTTCTTCTGTGACTGTTCAAGCTTCTTGATCAGAACTTCATTTTCAGCGGTTAGTTTTAAATTGATTTTGGCTAAATCTTTTGCCATCTTTATTTCCTTTGGGCTAAGGCTTGCAGTGATGCAAGTGTGGTGTTTGTTGTGTCTGTGCTTCTTTGTTCCCTAGTCTTGAACATGAAATCATCAGGCTTTTTGCTTTTGCCCTTTCCTGCATTTACATTCCACAGGATCGAACACAACATCGCTGCGTGGTAGTTGTCACGCCATACGCCAAAAGGGTTTTCAGAATAGTATTGTTTCCAGCTTGCAAGTTCCCTTGAAGTCATTTCTGATTCAAGCCTTGCAACCGTCATCCCTAGTTCAAGTGATAACGTATGCAAGAAGCCCACCTCTGGATCTAATCCTTTTTTTCTTCTTCAACCTCATCATCAAGCCCGCTGATCTTTACAATCTCAGGAACTATTTTATTAATCACGTCCATTGGAACTTGATCAAGAATTTCATCTTCAGACATGGCAGAAAATTGCTCTGTGCCTTGTTGCATCAGAACAGCCATTTGTAATAATTCATCGGAAGATTGATCATTGATAGCATTTTGGAACTTGCGGAAACCGCCAGCGCTGAGTTCCTTAATGTCTATCATCTGACCTGAAACTTGAATTTGCTTTTTCTTGAATGTAAACATGGTTTGGGTTGCCTTTTATAATTAAAGAAACAAGGGGCTTGCGCCCCCGTTTTTATTAAGATGCTACAATTGCGCCGCTTATTTTGAACGTGTAAGCAATGCTGTTCTTGTCATCAATTGCTGGTGTAATCTCATAACCTAAGTTTACAACCTCAAAAGTGTAAGTGATTGTGCTGGTGCCATCAGTTGTGGTGAACTGCATTCCGAAAGTCTTGCCTGATCCGTTATAGCCCGAACCAGTCAAAAGGTCTTGTGTTGCATTGTCCGCCAAGAAGTTTGAAGTCACTGAGATTTCAGAACCGTCTGAAAGACCGCCAATGTATTCCTTTGAAGTTGATGCAAAGTGTGTAACATCGACCAGTGGCACAGATGCGCCAAGGCCAGATACTTCTGTGACTTCTGGAATCAATGTATAAGATGGGCCGCCATCAGTGTCTATGCTGAAAGTCCATCCTTTGATATAAGCTGAAGTTGCCATTTTTGTTGCCTCGTTAAAAAGTTAATTAATTGTTGTAGTAAAATAAGACTGTTAAGGAAACGCCAAAACAATCCGCTGTCGGATCGTAAACCGTTGCCTTATCAATCAATTGCGTGTCTTGAACATACTGCCCCCCGGGTATCAAAAAGCCTTGAAAATCTGAAAGCAAGGTCTCTAATGCCTGAGATGTTTCTATCGCTGACAATGCAGTTTTCGACACGCTTACAAAATTTACGCGGCCTTGATAGAAATTCGTTTCACCATCCATTGAATCATCATACTCAACAGAATCTAAGTTATATATTATAGCGTCATCAGTATAGTCAACAGGAACAATGATCGGAAAAACCTTGGTAGTCATGTTCGCCGTGATGAACTGGTAAAGTTGATCTAATCTCATAAGGTCGCCTTTAATACTCTTTCGCGTAGTTCGCTGGTGAACTTGTCAGGAACAGCACCAACCGTCTGATCATATGATTTCTTTAACCAAGGTCTAGGTGCAACCCTGCCGCCGTTTCTTGTCTTGTGTCCTTGTTCTACAAACTGAACTGCATAATAGGCTGACTTTTTAACACCAACCGCAACCAGTGCTGTATTATTGTTTTTCCTTGGNAATCTAACCAAGGTNANTGATCGCTTGGTATGNCCGGGNGCAACTAGGTTGCCTCTGTAGGTCCTGTGGAAAACTGATCCAACTGGGGCATTCTTCTTTGCTGCCGCCCGCATCTTTCNCCCTGATGCTGCTAGGGCTTGCGACATTGCCCGCCAGCCAANTTTGCCCGTCAATGCTTGCAACTGCATCTGTGTCTCAGCTAAACCCTCAACCTTCATGAATGCGTAACGCCTCGGCTTCTGTATAGGCATTTCAAAGTAATATCTGTATTTAAACCCATGACATTATCAACACTGACAATATCATAAACATCTTGATTTTCAGTGTTCACAACCCTATCGGCTGTGTTCGCTTGCTTTGTGCCTGAATCATATCGGACTTTTATGTCAAACATATTGGTGGCAATTTCGCCCGTGGTGCTTACAGTCTCGCCGCCCGCTGTCATCCTGATTGATGATTTGCGACTAGCAAGCACAGTCCATGATTCTGTTTCTTGGCCCATGTTGTCCTGTGTTGAAACCCTGCGCTGTATTTCAATGCGCTTGTTCAATTGCCCGGCTGGTATCATTGGGTGACACCTGCAACCTGATAGCCATAATCATTGCGGTAAACAACTCTGTACTTGTCCAAGAATGCAGTCACGCCCATTGGCAAGGTTGCCGCAATTGTACCCACAACAACTGATTCCCTGTTCTTGTATTGATGACCAACAAGCAAAGCAACAGCGTTGATGATTGCAGCAGGAACACTGGCAGATGTAGGGCCAAAGCCCTCAACAACTGTGAAGGTCATATTGTTAAAACCTTTCTTTCTAATTTTTGGCCATGAATCAACAGGTGCCACACGCAATGGCATCCCTTCATAATCAATAAAGAAATCATTCAAGCTTGCAGTGATAAGCAAATCACTTGAATCTGTATATGTGATTGATGTGATGTTTGTTGCTTGGTGGCTTGGGATTTCTAAATACTTTAAATCAGTTTGTAATTCGTCAAGCGAATATTCAGCCGTTTGTTCTATAAAGAATCGGCCTGTATATTGTTGACAAAAATCTTCTGCGCTGTTGATCATAACTTGAATCAAAGCATCATCTTCAGTTGTTTCAATAGCAAGTCTTGCCTTGGCTTCAGCAACCGTAATCACTGATGCAGTTGGTGCAACCGTCAACTTTCTTTTGATTTGATTCTTGTATTTCATCAGCAGCCCTATAATAAAAAAAGACTAGGGGACAAGATGCCCCCTAGCCAAGTCTGACAATTAAACGATGTCAGTAACGATGT